TTTATTACAGTGGCGCAACTCCAGTTAGATTACCAATTGGTCAAGATGGACAAATACTTACAGTAAATTCAAATGGTGTACCAAACTGGGAATTCTTAGGACAATCAGTAGATGTATACTATGTTGCAGAACATGGCACTGATGCACCTGCTCCGCTTTACGGAAAAAATATTGATAGGCCTTACAAAAGTATTAGATATGCAGCGCAACAAGTTGAAAGAGGCACAAAAGCTAATGATGCATCAAGATTATTAGAAATGAATAGACGCTTTATACAACGTGAAATTGTTGAATGGACTGACTATCAGATTGCTAATAATACAAGTCCTTTTACAAGTTCATTTACATATGATAGTAAAAAATGTGAAAGAGACATGGGTTATATTATTGATGCTTTTATATATGATTTAAGACATGGCGGAAATATAAAATCAAGAGAAGTTGCATTATCATACGTAACTGATCCAGGACAATTTTATGCACTAGGTCAAGAAGGAGAAACTGTAGCTAGTATTAACTATGGTTTAACACTAATTGAAAAAGTACTACAACAGGCTGCACCAGCAGTTAACTACCAAACAACAAACGGTGATAACTCTACTAGAGTTGTACCACAATATTTTGAAACAGCACTCGGGGCACAGGATTCGGTTGTGTATGATGGAACAATAAGCGGAAGCAGTTCTGGAGGCACTTACTCAGATGAAACACCAGAGGGCGGATATGCCGAGGGCGGAGGATACTAATGGCTACTAATTTTGCAACTATTTCCAGTTTAGGAAAAATAATTACAGATGCAATTACCGCAGGTAATGCAACAAACATTCCGGCAAGAAGCATACGGAAAACATTAATTAAAGTAACAACTGGGCAATATAGAGAAGTACTACCAATTATTATTCCAGCAGAATGCTGTATAATGGGAGACGAACTTCGTTCAGTTAATGTACAACCAAGAAAATCTACAAACTCAACATTAACTCCTAAGAGTGATTATAAATATACAAGTAAAGCCTTAGAAAGAATTGAGCAAGTTGTTGGTAACGTAGCATCAGGTCTTACAATGACCCCAACTACAGGAAATACTTTAACACAAACAACAGCATATCCTTACGCAGAAACACCTCAAGCCTGGGAAGGCATAACACGTCAAGTACGTGGTATACGTAGAAACATTGATGCACAATTAGGCGAAAAACTTTATGCACAATTTCCTAAGCCATGGGAAATGACAAATGCAAATGCAGGCCGCGGACGTGACTTGTTTTTACTAAACAGAGAATTTATTAAAACAGAAACTACAGCATATATTACTGAAAACTATCCAAACTTAAAATACAGTCGTACAAAATGTAAACAAGATATTGGATTTATTTTAGATGCTATTGCTTATGACTTAACATACGGTGGTAACTGGCAATCAGTTGTTGCAGGTGAAGCATATTACACAGGCGCTGTACTAGAAATTGCAGCGACTGAAAAAGCGGCAACTATTGCTGCATACGGTTTCATGAAACAGCTAGTACAAACTGTACAGCGTAACATTACAGTAACACCTGTACTACAAACAGAGGTAGCACAAATTGCAGGTACTGGTGGTACAGCAAGTGAATCAACTACAATTGGTAACTTGTTCGATGACATTACAGATACAATTGACAGTGGTGTAGGAACAGTTACAGAAGTATATCCGAGTGTTGCAGGAGCAAATGCTTTAACTTTTGCTGATACAACAGCAATTGACGCAGCAAAAGACCAAGTTGGTGAATATACAATTGACTTTATCAATAAAAACTTTGGTAGCTTCAAATATGACAGTGGCATTTGTAGACGTGACTTAGAAATACTTTCTGAAGGCGCACAGAATGATACACTTACTGGATCAAACTATCTAGCTATACAAGCAGGTAGAGCTTACAGAAGAGAAACATCTGAATATTTACAAGGTGCACAAAAAAGCCAAACTGTTGGCGCAATTAGAAAGTTCCGTGATTTACAATTAGCTGATTTAACCGATGCAACTTATACAACACGAACAACAGCATTTTATAACGAAGTAATTGATATTTTACAAAATAGCACTACCGCTGAAGATGCATTAACTTTTCCAAGTTATAATTCAACAGCAGATGCTATTAAAGCTAAAAACTTATTAGTATCTAATAGACAGTTTATAATTGACGATGTAGTTAACTATGTCGAAAATACATATAATAATCCTCCAGGATCATTTGTATATGACAGAGCACGTTGCGAAAGAGATGTAGCATTTATTGTAGACGGATTATGTCATGATATTATGTACGGCGGAAATATTGCCCAAGTACGTATTGCTAAATCATACTTTAACTTAAACGGTGCAAGTGTTATTCCAGGTGAAGCAACGGAAACTATTGCAGCATACGGACACTTATCAAGTGTTGCACAAGATGTTATTACTGAAGTTTCAATTACAAAACAAACTGGTAACACACAAACACAAAGTACAAATGGTAACCCTGCATCAGCAACTGAGGAAGCATTAATTGTATCATTTATTGCTGAGGTTACTAATGCTATTACAGCTGATAATCCAAACGGAATTTCAGCAATTACTGAAGTAACAAGTACAGAAACTGGTCAAACAGCTACTGACTATGCATTGTTTGATTCAAATAGAGACGGACATATTAAAACTACACTACAGTTTGTAACTGACACATATAGTGATTTCAAATTTGATCATGCTAAGTGTACAAGAGACTTAGGATTAATTTTTGATGCCGCAAAATATGATGCATTACTTGGAACAAATATTGCAAGTATTATTACAGCATTCTCATATCGTAGAAAACCTGCAAGAACAAAAGTAATTGCAGATCAGAAAGATGCAACTATTGCAGCTAATATGTTTGCTATGAGAGAAATGCAGGCAGTATTATCAAGTGAACAGTGTGAAACAAGTGTACAACTTGAAGAAACATTTGAATGGGTTAACGACACTATTTGGACAGCAAGCTATGAAGGTGCAAATAAACAAGTTGTAGATCCAGAGATTTATAATGCACAATATCAATTAGAAACTAACAAAGAATGGATTGTACAAGAAGCACTAAATGAAGCAGATCAATGTTATAAAGCAGCTGTTTCAAAAGTTGAAGCAAATGGTACAGTCACAGTTGCAGATACAAGTTGGTTATCTCCAGGAATGGGGCTTAAACTAGTTAACTACGATGATAGTACAAACGCTGTAACAGAAGCCGGCGCTGATACAGATACAACATATTATGTAAAATCCATCGAAAGTGATACAACTTTTATTGCAAGTGATACAGTTAATGGAAGTGCTTTTGCTTTTGATCCAACTGAATCATCTTTCCAATATAACAAAGCCAAATGTCGTAGAGACACTGGGTATTTCTTAGATGCTGTAGGTTATGATATTACATTAGGAACTAACTACAATGCTGTAACACAAGGTCTTGCTTATCAAAGAGCAAGTGCTAGTGTAGCAAACGGAGCACAATTAGCTCAAACAACAGCAGGTATTAACTTTACAAAAGCTAAAGTTGCAGAACTTTATAAAGTAAGAACAAGTACAACAGGCCTATCAAGATCAAATGCATTCTTTGCAGAAATTGTTGATGTTTTAAACAATGGCGTTGGAAATGCAGATGCAATTACATATCCAGCACCAGCAGGAGCAACAGCAAACACAACTAATGCTGTAGCACAACTAGGTGCTAACAGAGCATTTATGATTGCAGAAATTACAGCATGGATTGCTGTTAACTATCCTTCACTAAGTTACGATGTAGCAAAATGTGAAAGAGATGTTGGGTATGTAATTGACGCATTGCGTTATGACATTATGTATGGCGGAACAAGCGCAAGTCATCAAGCAGCAAGAAGCTACTACGTTGATGGTGTATACCAAGGTGGCGCAGGAGAAGGCGCAGCAACAGCAGCGGCATACGACAGACTTTCTGAAGTAACTGACGAAGTTATTAGAGAAGTAGCCGTAACAAAATCATCAGGTAACGCAGCTAACCAAGATACATCAGGAACAGCAGCTAGTGCAACAGAAGGTACACTTTCTCAAACACTACTACAAATTATTGAAGATGTAATTACAGACGGCGACTTAGACGGCTTGCCAACAGCAACATATCCAGATGTAAACGGTGCAACAGCAGACTTAAAAGCGGCTCAAATACAAATTAAACGTAATGCAGATGACATTGTTATTAAAACTGTAAAATATATTGATAACACATATAGTGCAATGTTTGAAGTTAAAAGTTCATATGTTTATAACAGAACATTGTGTGCAAGAGATGTTAGAGAATATGTATACGGAATGAAATGGGACGCTGCATATTCACGTAACTGGGCTAAAAGATATAACGCTCCGTTGGTGTCATATGATACAAATGTATTAGCAGTTGACTACACAGGTTGGTACAGAGCAGCGTTAGGTGCAAGATATTATGCAAATAGTGTTCTTGGATCACAAGAAGAAGATTTCTATTACTTACGTAATGGTACTGGTTTAAGATTACAAACAATGGATGGACTACAAGGCGACCTAGGCCCAGCAAACGCTTACGGTACAAGTAGACCAACAGGCGGTGCATATGCATCACTTGACCCAGGTTGGGGACCAAAAGATGAGCGTGTATGGATTACAGCACGTTCGCCATATGTACAAAACTGTACAACATTTGGTTATGCAGCTGTAGGACAAAAAATTGACGGCGCACTACATGATGGCGGTAACGATTCAATTGTTAGTAACGACTTTACACAAGTTATTAGTGATGGTATTGGAGCATGGTTGCTTAACAATGGTAGAGCAGAACTTGTGTCAGTGTTTACATACTACTCACATATTGGGTACTTGTGTGAAACAGGCGGAAGAGCTCGTGCTACTAACGGTAACAACTCATATGGTACATACGGTTCAGTTGCAGAAGGTGTTGATCCAGATGAAACTCCAGTAACAGCAGTTGTAGATAACTCAACACAATATAACGCTACAATAAGCAACGTATTTACAGATACTGACTCACTACAACGTTTAGAGTTCTCACATGCAGGTAATGATTATACTGAAGCAACTATAAACATATTTGGTGCAGGAGATGATGAATCATTATTAGCAGATGAATTTAGAGACGGCGCAATAAACAGAATCCAAATTGGTGAAACAGTTGAAACTCCAAGTGATGCTGGTGGTACAAACTATACTGTTGTATCAAACACAGCGCAGGCTGGAACATTAACAAGTATTAACTTAGCAGCCACAGACGGTAGTATTTCAAGTGCTTATGTTGGTATGGCAATTTATGTTACTGGTGGCGCAGGTGTTGGTAACTATGGTTACATTACATCATACAATTCAGGAAGTAAATTAGCTAACGTTGTAGATAGATACGGAGTTTCAGGATTTAGTCATGTAGTTCCAGGAACAACTATTGTTGCTCCAAACAGTTCTTCAACATATCAAGTTGAACCAAGAGTTACAATTCCGGCTCCGGCCAATGCTGTAGCAACTGTACAAACTATTGCAACTGACGATTTTAACAACATTGAATTTGTTGAAACAGCAAACACATATGCAGGTGTTGCAAGTGAATCAAACAGTGACGGTAGCGGTGCAACATTTAATGTTACACGTAACGGTGCAAAATATTATGTAACTGTTGCAAGTGGCGGTAAGGAATTTACTAGACTATCAACAGTAACTATCAAAGGCGGATTGCTAGGAGGTACAGATGTAGACAACGATATAGTTGTTACAATTACAACAGTTAATGCATCTGGTGCAATAGTTGACTTTGATTTTGATGGTATTGGACGTAAAGGATACTTTATTGCACTAGCAGATGGTAACTTCTACACAAGTATAGACGGTACTACAGCAGCAAGTTGGACAGCAATTACTAAAACAGGTGATCACCAAAACATAGCAAGTGCATTATTAAATGACGGTTCAAGTACAGCTAAACCTCATGCAGCAGTGGCAACTAGAGTAAGCTCAAATGTTGTTAGTGTAAGTGTTGATGATGCATTAGGTACATGGGCAGATAAAACACTTAGCGGTTTAACAGCAGGTACAGCAATGAATGTTGCAACAGGTTATATTGCATTAGGAACAAATAGATTTGTTGTTACATCAAACTCAGATCAAGATGTTGCTTATTCAGATGATGGCGGAACAAACTGGTCAACATATTCAACAGCATTACCAGGAACTGGTTATGATTGTTTAACATATGGTAAAGGTTTATTTGTTGCACTTGATTCAGGAAGCACAAATGCTGTTACATCAACAACAGGTGAAACATGGACAGCAGTGACACTTCCTAATAGTAAAACATGGATTGACGTAGTTTGGGGTAACGGAATATTTGTTGCACTAGCAAGCGACACAGGTGCTAACAACATGGCATACAGTATAGACGGAACAAATTGGGTTGCAGCAAGCACTCCAAATGCAACAGCTACACCAAGTGGTATTGCATACGGACAAGGTGTATTTGTAATTACATACAGCGACGATGAAACAGTAATAGCTGAGTCGTTTGATGGAGTTAAATGGACTGAAGTTACTGGCTTAACTGATATAGGTGAGAAAATAGCGTTTGGTAATCCACATACAATTGGCGCAACAACACCAATAGGTAGATTTGTAAGTGTTGATGATACAAGTAATACAGCAAAAACAATTTACAGAGGAGCTCCTGCATTAGGTAGAGCAGGTGTTGCTAACCAGAAAATATTTGAAATTAGAATGACAGAACCAGGATCAGGATACGAAGGTGCAGCACCTACTATTACAGTTACTGATCCAGGAAACATTGAAGATGTTGTACTAGTTCCAAAAATTAGAAATGGCGCATTAGCTAACCCAACATTTATTAACAGAGGTACTAGCTTTATTACAGCTAGTGCAGAAGTTGATGGTCCAACATCAAACGGTGGCGCAGACTTTACACAAAGTGGACAGTTTGTTGCAGTTAGAAGATTAAGTGCAACACCAGTAAACGGGTCAAACGTTGAGTTTGACAGCTTACCAGGACAGTTCTTTAAACTAGTTAACACAGTTTCACTAGTAGGACTTAACGATGGATCTAAAACAGCGTTCTTACAATTATCACCGGACATGAGTATTACAGATGCTCCAGTAGATGGTAATCCAGTAACAATGCGTATTAGATTTAGTCAAGTACGTCTAACAGGACACGACTTCTTAGATATTGGTACAGGAGGATTTACAACTACTAATTACCCTGGCATACCAACTATAGCACCAGACCAAGCTAAAGAAACCAAAGACGACAATGGCGGAAGAGTGTTCTTTACAGCTACTGACCAAGATGGTAACTTTAGAGTTGGTGACTTGTTTAGTATTGAACAGGCAACTGGTGTTGCGACATTGAATGCTGAAGCGTTCAACATTGCAGGACTACAAGAACTATCACTAGGTGAAGTTACACTAGGTGGTAACTCTGCAAGTATTAGTGAATTTAGTACAGACCCGTTCTTTACAGCTAATAGTGACACAGTAGTACCAACACAGAGAGCAGTGAAAGCATACATTGAAGCCCAAATTGGTGGCGGTGGTGCTACACTAAACGTTAACAGTGTAACAGCTGGTGACATATTCGTCAACACTAATCAAATTACAACGGTTAGTGGAGAACAGATAAATATAAAAGCAAATGTAAACTTTACAGGTAGCGTACTTGGTTTACCAATGGCATACAATTACTTTTTAAGATAAACGGAGAAAAAGAAAATGGCAACAGGAATATTAGGAACAGCAGATTTAAGTGCAGCGGCAAACACCACTGTGTATACTGTACCTGCGGATACATTTGCAGTTGTAACTGTTAATGTAACAAATAGAAACACAGCATCAAGAGATGTAAGGGTAGCATTATCAGCTGCTGGTACACCAACTAATGCTGAATATTTAGAATTCGATACCGAATTACTTGGAAATGGTAGTCTAGAACGAGGCGGAATAGTATTAGATGCAACTAAAAATGTTGTAGTATATTCTAACAGTACTGACGTAAATGTTGTAGTATATGGTATAGAAACAGCAACAGCATAAAGGAGCAGACATGCGCAGAATTAACACAGGAACAGTTGGAAGACCTCTACTAGCACGATTAGTGAGTGTTGACAACAAACTATCAAGTCTTGTTCCGAATGAAAATATTACCATCGAACCAAATGGATCAGGTGATGTTGTTATCCCAGCAGGCCCTCAGTTACTAGTACAAAATACTACACAAAGTACAACTACAGCAACAGGTGGACTAGTACTTGATGGTGGTATAGGTGTAGCTAAAAATGCTTATGTTGGTGGCGCTATAAATGTCGCAGGAACACTAACATCACAATATTTAACAGCTTCAGCATCAACACACATGACAATACCAAGTGGTACAACAGCACAACGTCCCGGCTCTCCGTCCGAAGGCTTTGTAAGGTTTAACACTGATTATGGTCATTTAGAATGGTACACTGGAGCAGCTTGGACAGTAGGCGGATTTCAAAACATTGCTGTTACAGGTGGAAGAACAACATTAAGTTGGCAAACAAACTGGGTACAAGGTAACCACACAGTTACACTACCAAGTTCGCCAGCACAAGGTGATAGAGTTAGATTTTTCTTAGTAAGTGGATCAAACTTTACAGTAGCACGTAACGGTAAACTAATTAACGGTGATTCGTCTAACCTAACAGTTACTACAGAAGATGCAGCGTTTGAAATGGTATTCCACAATAATACTTACGGATGGCGTATCTTTACAATCTAATAGGAGCAAAGTTGAATGGCAACTTACGACAGTTATAAAAAAGTTACAAGCGAGCAAATCATTGACGGCACAGTTACCGAAGATAAAATGGGAACTGGCGTCCGTCATAGACTTTGTACTAAGTGGCTGATTGGCGATGCATGTCGTTGCTCGGCAGGTTGCTGTTGTTTATGGACTGCACCAGGGTGTACACGTAGAGTACAATTCGAATTATGGGCAGCAGGCGGCAATGGTAGTGGTGCATGTTCTTGTAATAGATGTCATCACTATCAAGGCGCAGGCGGCGGATCTTATAATCAAAAATCAATTACTACAGCACCAGGTTGCACATATAGAATGTGTGCAGGTGGAGTGTACAGATGTTTGAGTAGAGAATGTTCTTCTTGTAATGGATGTATTTCATATGTTTGCGGATACAACGCTTGTAACCTATGTACAGTAGGCGGACGTTGCGGCAATGCTAACACAGACTGGTCAAACTATTGTTTCAGTTGTTGGGGTTGTTGTATTGGACCAGGATGCGGTACAGGTAGAGGACAAATGCACATCATGAGTCACATTGGTGTGTTTACAGGAATTTACAACTGTCACTGTCACCATCAGTATATGAGACCAACGGCAGCACCAATGTTAGGTGGTAACGTTTCACAAGGTATATCAGTATGTTGGGTGCGTTGCGGTTGTTGGATTGCACCTCCAGGACACGGTGGACAAAGTGCAAACTCTACATATTGCGGTCGTTGTTGCGGCCAAGGTGGTACAGGTGGACCAGGAGTAGTAAAATTAACATTTACGTAAGGAATATTTAATGGCAAGTTATGCAAGTTATAAAAAGGTCCACGGAGACCAAATGGTTAATGGAACATTGACCGATAATGATATTAATTCAAATACATTAAATAATTATGGTGTAAAATGGATATCAGGTGTACCTTGCAGATGTAGCGGCGGTTGCTGTTGCAACTGGACTGTACCTACTGGAGTATGCAGATTAACTGTAGACTTATGGGGAGCTGGAGGCAATGGAGCAGGTGCATGTTCATGTAACAGATGTCATCACTTTAAAGCAGCCATGGGCGGAAGTCATAACTCAAAAACATTAGGCACAAGACCAGGCTGTACATACACATTATGTGCTTCTGGCGTATATAGATGTTTAAGTAGAGAATGTGTAGGATGTAACGGATGTACAACTTATGCAAACGGCTATAACATGTCCGGATTTTGTGCTTGCGGCGGATACAGAGCTGAAACAAATACAAGTTGGTCAACTGCATGTTTCTACACTAACGCATATTGTAGATGTCCAACACACAACAATGGCGACATGTATGTTGTGCCAAACAATCCAGGATGGTCAACAGCGTCAGGTTATTGTCATTGTCATACACAAGAAATACACCAAGGTGTTGCACCAATTATTGGAGGAATAAGTACACAAGGCATTAGAGAATGTTGGATACGTTGTGGTAACTTTAGTGTACCATACGGAACTGGTGGCCAAAGTGCAATGAACACATATTGCGGTAGATGCTGTGGCCAAGGTGGCACTGGTGGCGGCGGACTCATAAGAGTAACATATATTTAGGAACAAAAATGGCAAGTTATAGAAGTTATAAAAAAGTTACAGGTGCACAAATTGTTGATGGTGCTGTTGATGCAAACAACCTTGCTGCAGGAGTCAGAGACAACTACTGTGTAAAATGGACATGGGGAAATCCGTGTAGATGTTCAGCAGGATGTTGTTGTCTATGGACTGTACCTAGTCAAGTACGTAATTTAAACTTTGAACTATGGGGAGCTGGCGGAAACGGAGCAGGAGCATGTTCATGTAACAGATGTCAACACTTTGGACCTCCAGGTGGCGGCGCCTACACAAGTAAATCAATACAAACAACATCTGGGTGTACATATAGAATGTGTGCTGCAGGTGTTTATAGATGTTTAAGTAGAGAATGTAACGGCTGTAATGGCTGTAGTTCATTTGTATGCGGTGCAGGACTTTGTGTTTGTGCATGCGGCGGACAAAGAGGTTGTGCAAACGGTTCTTGGACAGATTCATGTTTTTCAAGTATGCCATACTGTGTACAATCTGGTTGTAACGGTACAAGTTCAAGTCAAGACTATGTAGGTTATACACACGGTGGTAACTTCCAAGGTGCTTCATCATATATGTATCCAGGTGGTGCTTGTCACTGTTGGAAACATATAGGACACTCAACAGGCGCTGTAGGACTTAATACAGGTTCGCCTGAACAAAACTCAAACTACTGCTGGATACGTTGTGGTTGCTGGATAGCACCATACGGGCAAGGTGGACAAAGTGCAACATCAAACTATTGCGGTAGATGCTGTGGCCAAGGCGGCACAGGCGGACCGGGATTAGTCAAACTAACTTTTTACTAAGAATAAATAAATAGTAATACAGGAGAAAAAAATATTATGCCAATGATACAATTTAATTACACATATAATGTTCCAAACGAACTATGTGTAGACCATACTTTTACTGACGGTACTACAAGAACAGCTCAGTATGACGGACCTGATAAACTTTTCTTCATTGTAAACAATAATACAAACAGAGAAGAATTGGGGCCTATCACAGAGATTGAAAAAAACGATGGAAGACCAATTCCACCTGATTGCAGATACGTAGAAGTAGATTGCACAGAACATCCGGAACTGTGTCAACTACGTGGACCAGTTATCGACGAAATGGAAGAAGATCATACTGGTGATGCAACACCAACAGGAGCAACAGCAATTTCAGGTTATGCACCATTTACGTATCAAACACCGGTGCTACCATACCAGTTTTTACATGATGATCAAGTAACATTTGCCGCAGACGGCACACCGACTATTCCAGTTAAAGAACCTAGAGATTATATTATGGGTGTTGATGTTGGAAGAGACATTACTTGGAATGATGTTAGAGCAAAACGTAATCAATTCTTAAAAAATAGTGATAGTGAAATCACTGATGATATGCCGGCCGCACTTAGAACAGAGTGGGAAACATATCGTCAAAGACTACGTGATTGGCCAACTGTAATGCAAAATGCAAATATTCCGCCAATATTTGCATACTATATGGAACCAATCCAAGTTGGTGCAGATCCCGTAACAGGAATGGTTGATCCAGATTCAGATTCAATCGTAATGTAATTTAAAATTTTAAAGCGAGTGTAACAATAGTTGCATTCGCTTTTCTACCTCATTTGAAAAAACCTCAATAAATATCTTGTATAATCACTAATATGGTGTTATAATAAACACTATAAGGAGTTTAATTTGACAAGATCTACAGCATTTTTTATTAACGGCGGAGCAGGAAGAGTGATATGTTCCTTGCCAGCATTTGAACTATATGAAAAAGAAAATCCCAACGATGATTTTATTATTGTGTGTGAAGGAGGTATGGACTTTTATAAAGGACACCCTACACTACACAACAGAGCATACGATCATTGGCATAAAGGATTATTTGAAGAACACATTAAAGATAGAAATTGTGTTACACCAGAGCCGTACAGAGTATGGGAATACTACAATCAAAAATGTGACTTAGCACAAGCATTTGATATTGATATTAATAACAAAGGATTACGTAAAGTAGGTGATCCAAAAATATATGCTAACAAGCAAGAAATTGTACAAGCTGCAACCATTGTTGAAGAAATAAAACAAGGTACTGGCAAAGATAAAGTATTAGTAGTACAACCATTTGGAAGAACAACTGAAACACACGGTGACTTTATTGTAGATCCAACTAGTAGAAGTTTTCAACTAAACAATATTGTAGATATTATTAATGTACTAAAAAAAGAATACGCAATAATTATAATGAGCGAAATACCTGTTCCATTAGAAGAAAAAGAAAACACACAGTATCCAGTAGCACAACCTCAAATACCAGATCTACGTATTTGGTCAAGTATAATTGATGTAGCTGACCACTTTTTAGGATGTGATAGTTTAGGACAACATATGGTAAAAGCGTTGGGCGGAAGTGCAACTATTATAACAGGATCAACATATCCGATTAATATTTCTTACCCAGATGATCCAAAGTTTGATATTATAGACGTAGGTGACGGGAAACGTGTATATGCACCAATACGTTTAACTATGGAAGAAGAACAAGATAGACATAACGATGAAGTTATGGAACTAACAACAAAACAAATAGATGAAATTTGTAATAGTGTAAGAAAACATTTAGGCAAAGGTGCAACAACAAAAGTACCCGAAACTAAAAAACAAATGTCTAAACTAGTACCAGGAAATGCAAATTTAATTGGAGATAAAAAATAATGAGTCAATGGATTGCTGCAATTACAAGAGGACACAACGGAGGCGTATGTTTACTTAAAGACGGTGAAATTGTATTTGCTATTGAAGAAGAGCGTTTAAGTAGACAAAAATATGATGGCGGCCCTTATGCAGCTATGGTTAAAATTTTAGACTATACTGACAAGATTGACTTTTTAGTTATTGCACATACACAACCAGTTGAAGAAACAGCAGGCAAAGTAGACTTTACAGGTGACGATGTCTATACAGGTCTTGCACGTAAACTAGGACTAATTGATAATAGTCCAAGCATAGATGTATTAAATCATCCGCAAGTAGTTGACCTAAGTCATATACATCATAAACTGCATGCCGCATGTGCGTTTTACAGAAGCGGATTTGAAACAGCAACAGCAGTTATTGTTGATGGCGCTGGCACATTTATTCCTGCACAAATGGACGGCTGGGATAATATGTTATACGAATTAGAAAGTATTTTTACATGTCAATACCCATACAATATAAAAACTATCTGGAAACACTTAGGTGGTAATGGCCCATTTAGAGCCGCATATGTTCCTAATATGACTAGTGAAAAGTTTGATGAAGAAGGCACACACGAAGTTATTATTGATGACGGAGCAGGCATTGTTAAAGCATACGAAGCTGTAACACAGTATTGTGGATTTAGTGCAATCGAAGCAGGTAAAACTATGGGACTATCACCGTACGGCAAACCTAATGCTAATATTCCTCCTTTATATCACAAAGCTGGTGGAGATTGGACAGTAGCAAACGCTAACTTAATTAGACCAACTTATCCAAATGGTGCCTTAGTAAACGAAAACTTTTTTAAAGAATTACACACACCAGAAGGAACAATGCAAGATAAACTTGTTGATCTTGACAATAGAAGAGATTTGGCATATGCATTACAAAGTGAAAGTCAAGAACAAGTACTTAAATTAATTTTAGATGCTGTAGAACGTACAGGCAATAAAAACGTTGTAGTAAGTGGCGGCTATGGGCTTAATTGTGTTGCTAATTATTACTATTTAGACACCTTAAAAGATATGGATATTAATTTATATGTTGAGCCAGTATCTAGTGATGCAGGAACAGCTATTGGAGCAGCATTTATTGCATATCATCAAACATCACAAAATAAAGAGGTACTACCATTTGGTGAAAGTTTATATTTAGGGTTACCTTGTGATTATACAAGCGAACAAGTAACTGAAACAGCTGAAAAATATAATGCTACGTTAGAAACAACAGATCTAGAATCAGTTGTAAAACTAATGTGCGATAAAAATATTGTAGCAATGTTTCAAGGACGTTCAGAATCAGGACCACGTGCATTAGGTAACAGAAGTTTAATGTACGACCCAACAGATCCTAACGGTAAAGATCATGTCAACAAAGTTAAACGTAGAGAATACTTCCGTCCGTTTGCTGGCACTATATTAGCTGAACATGCAGAAGAATGGTTTGATATGCGTGGAATGAAAGAATCACCGCATATGATGTATGCAATGAATTGCCAACCAGGCATTGGTGAAAAGATTCCAAGCATTATACATGTTGACGGCACATGCCGCATACAAACAGTAACAAGAGAACAGAATCCATTATACTATGACTACATTAATGAATTCTATAAACAGACAGGTGTTCCTATTATATTCAACACATCATTTAACTTAGGCGGAGAACCTTTAGTTGAAACATTAGATGATGCTTTTAGAACTCTTGCTAATAGTGACATTGAATATCTGTACATAGCAGAACACGGAATTTTAGCAAAGGTAGAAAATGTTAGTTAATGGAAAAGAAGCAAAAGACTTATCTGGAATAGATTTAGCACAGGATCAAATGATTGTTATTGATGATTTGTTCCCTCAATATATAATCGAACACACACATGACTTAGTGTTTAACGGTTACAATTGGTTTTATGGACACACAAGTAACTATCCGGAAGATCCAAAAACAGACGTAGGTGCTATACCTGATTGGCCAGAAGTTCCTGCATTCAAACAACAAATTTATCCTCCGCAAAGTCCTACAGCAAGTGATTCAGTATGGAGCATGATCTATAATGCTGTAGCACAAATGATTCCGTTTGAATTAGAAGTAGGTGAGATATTAGTAAACGGTCAGCAATTTATACACAATACTACACCACATTCAGATTGTGATTGCGACAACGGTATTAGTTGGATCTACTATGTAAACAGAGAATGGAAAGAAGAATGGGGTGGAGAAACTGTAATTCAATTAGACGGCGAATGGAAAAAAGTTTATCCTAAGCCAGGACGTGTTTTCTTATTCAAAGGAAAAATTCCACATCACGGAAATCCACCAAACGATTCTTACAAAGGATTACGTGCAACACTTGTATACAAAACAATGAGAGCTCAACCATTACCAGCGGCCCAACCCTGGAGAACATAATGCGACACGAAATCTTTAGTGTGCCAGTATTCATAGACACTGTTGATTTAGAAAAAATTAACATAAGTGATGAAGAAACTGAGCCAACATGGCTTAGCGAAACACCTAGTACATTTACAAAAGAACATAAAATTGCACCCGAAACATTTGAATATCTAGTAAGCATTATTTCAAAAAACTTAGAACATTTAGTTGGACCTAATCCAAGATTTGGACCTATATGGCGTAACAAGTATAAAGAAACAGATTGGCAAGATATACACATACACCCAAATAGTGCTTGGAGTTTTGTAATATATGAAACTGTTGAAGAATCAAAAACTGTGTTTATGAATCCTATGTTTAAAGATATACAAAATCATTTAGGCACAAACGTTGAAGGGTTTCCTTTAGATTTTAGACCAAAATTAAAAACAGGAGATATAATTATATTTCCTAGTTTCTTAGAACATTATGTACGACCAGGCTCTGTTGGAGCAACTATTAGTGGTAACATATATATGGATTATGAATGAAAGTATTAGTAATTGGCGATGTCATTATTGACAAATATATTTACGGCACATCTACACGTATCAGCCCTGAAGCCCCTGTACCTGTAATAACTTATATTGAAGGAAAAGAAACAAGCGGCGGCGCAGGACTTGTATACGAAAACTTAAAAAGTTTAGGTGTTGATGTAGAAATGTATGACACACTAGAAGATCATAGTGTAAAAACTAGGATTATTTGTGACGGACATTACATAACACGCATAGACGAAGATAAAGATGCAGACTCAAATGCTGTGCTACAAAGAATAAAACAAGCAGATTTTTCAGCATATGATATTGTTGTGCTTAGTGATTATGATAAAGGCACATTAGACAATGCTAGACAAATTATAAAGCATATTAATAAATTTAATTGTAAAGTAATTGTTGATCCAAAACGCTATGCACACGACTATGAAAATGCCTGGTTAGTTAAACCTAATCATAGTGAATACACTAAGTTTGAATTTGATGAATGGCAAGGCAACATTATTACTACTGATGCAGGACATAGTGTACGTGCTACAATAGATGATATTGAGTATAATATTCCTGTTGAAACTGTTGAAGTATCTGATGTAACTGGCGCTGGCGATTGTTTTATGGCTGCATTTGTTTATGGACTTACAAAAGAATACACACATAAAAAGTGTTTAGAAATTGCTGTCAAAGGATCGACAGAAAGTGTAAAACATGCAGGCACCTACATACTTAAACAAGAAGATGTAGAAGATACTGTTGTATTTACTAATGGAGTGTTTGATATATTGCATATTGGTCATTTAAAGCTTCTTAGACACGCTAAAACACTAGGAAACAGACTTATAGTGGGTATTAACAGCGATAGTAGTGTAAAACGCTTAAAAGGCGATTTAAGACCCATAAACGATCAAGCCACCCGCAAAGAAAGCCTCTTAGAGCTTGGTTTTGTAGACGAAGTTGTTGTGTTTGAAGAAGATACACCTTTACAAGCAATTACCAAATTAGAGCCAGATATTATAGTCAAAGGCGGCGATTATACGTTTGATACTGTAGTAGGAAACCATCTTGCTAAGGTTGTTATTTTTCCTACAGTTGAAGGACATAGCACAACAAGGATGATAAATGATTTATGATATTTTACCTACTAAAGTATATGTAAAGCAAGTAGAAAAATTTGATGTTATACAAAAAGAAGTTGAAACAGCTATAGCTAAAAGTGAGTTTGGTTATCAACCCGAATGGGGGAAAACTGTAAAATTAAGTAACTTTAAAGATTGGTCAAATTGCATTATTGATCGATGTGAGATGGAATCTTTAAAAGAAGAAATATATAATTCAGTATGTGATTATGCACAGCGTGAATTGCGTTACGTATGTAATTCTTGGATAGCAAAGTATGATAAAGGAGACTATGCACAAATACATAGTCATTATCCTGCAACATATTCAGGGTGCTACTATTACGACATTGGCGACACTGATAGTTGTCATTTCTTTTTCGATAATGATTATAATAGATGCCAGTTAGCTGTTGAAAATGGGCATATCATTATTTTTCCAAGTTATTTAAAACATGGGGTTACTACTAACGAAACAGATAATTCAAAATTTACTGTTGCATTTAATTTAGCTGTGTATTAAGAGATTAAGATGAAGATATTAATAACAGGACATAAAGGATTCATAGGACAAAATATGATGTCTTATTTAGAATCTAAACACGAAGTTGCAGGCTATGATTTTAATCCGGAACAATTACCTTTGGTAAAAGATTATGATTGGGTTATACACCTAGGAGCAATTAGTAGTACAACTGAAACTGATGTAGACAAAGTTATATTACACAACTACGAATTTACTAAATGGCTCTATAATCAATGTAATGCTTATAAAGTAAACATGCAATATGCATCAAGTGCAAGTGTATATGGCGATACTAGACACTTTACTGAATCTGGTCCTAGTGATCCAAAAAGTCCATATGCTTGGAGTAAGTATTTGTTTGATAGATGGATAGGCGGAATGAATCCACAAATTATTGTACAAGGATTTAGATATTTTAATGTGTATGGTCCTAACGAAAATCATAAAGGCAATCAAGCAAGTCCTATACACAAGTTTACAGAACAAGCAAAAACAGGTAAAATAAAATTATTTGAAAATAGCGAAAACTACAAAAGAGATTTCGTATGTGTAAGCGACATATGTGAAGTACATGAAAAAATGCTTGACATAAACGAAAAAGGCGTATACAATATAGGTACTGGAAATGCTATTAGTTTTCAACAAGTTGCTGATTTGATTGCAAACAAATATAGTGCTGACATTGAATATATACCCATGCCAGATAATCTAAAAGGCCAGTATCAAGAATACACATGTGCTAACTTAGATAGTTTAAGTACAGTAGTAAAGCACAAATTTAAAAGTGTAGAGGAGTATGTAAATGGATGTTAATTTAATTATTATAGATGATTTCTTAGCAAATCCTGATCATGTTAGAGAGCAGGTATTAAAAATTCCTTTTGATCGAACAGGTGGATTTCCGGGTGTACGAAGTGATGGAGCTGACGAAGAATACCAAAGATACGTTCAACAAAAAATAACAGCAATAATGGGTGTTAAAATTGATAGCTGGAAAATGGATAGCTTTTCTTTTCAGTTATGCACCGAAGACGTTGAAACTTGGGTACACAAAGACAAAGACGCACAATGGGCAGGTGTTTTATATCTTACTCCAAATGCTCCGCAAGAAGCAGGAACAGGAATATTTACTGAACCCAATCCAGGTGAATTTGAACTACAAGATGCTATTGCTAACAAATATAATAGACTAGTATTGTATCGAGGAGATTTATTACATCGTAGTTTGTTATCCGGATTTGGTAATAGTGTTGAAACAGGAAGATTAACACAAGTATTCTTCTTCGATATTGAAGGTGATCCCGGAGGTGGATGGGAATGATTGTAAACGGTAAAACACAAGGCATGTGGCCTACTTGGATGTATGAAGCCAAAGTAGAAACACACGAAGAAATTTATAAAGAGTTTTTGCCTTGTTTAGACGATGACAGCTTCTTTGAAGATACATGGATATATGGTAGTTGCCGTAGTAGTATTAGAAGTAAAAAAAATGATGCCCTACCTTGGCAAGTATTTTTTGAAAATATTAGACCCTATACACAACAGTATTTTGATGATATGCAACCTATGATGCCATATAGTATCAGTTGCGAAGAGTTTTGGGTAAACACTTACAAAGAACACGACTATCAGGAAATACACGACCATGCATTTCCTGGACGTACAATAAGTGCTGTATATATTTTAGAATTACCTGAAGGTGATGACATTGGCGGACAATTAGTTCTAGACTGTCCAAACTATAATATTATACAGTCGTCAGGAATGGAGCAAATTTTTAATCAATGGCAATACCAAAGATTTATTCCTGAGCTAGAGCCTGGCAAATTAATATTATTTCCCAGTTGGATACCACATTATGTTTTACCTAACAAAACAAACAAAAGGCGTGCTACTATAGCAGCCAATTTTAAAATAGAGGCGGCAACACATGACGAAACTGAACGGCTTAGTTGAAAAAGGTTGGGGTAGCGAAACAATATTTGCCACCAATGATTTATATTGCGGTAAACTACTAAATTTTAATCAAGGCGCCAAATTTAGCATGCATATGCACAAAGAAAAAGATGAGACATGGCATGTGCTAAGTGGTAGCTTTATATTGAAAACAATAGATACAACTACAGCAGATACCAATGTTGAAACACTAAATGCAGGAGATACAAAACATATTCCTCCTATGTTACCTCATCAACTTATGTGCGTAGAAGCAGGGTCTATTATTGAGGTAAGCACACCTGATAGTGTTGAAGATAATTATAGAATTGAAAAGGGTGATAGCCAAAATGTCTAGAACATTGTTTATTGGGTGTAGTCATACTATGGGTTACCAAGGATTTCTTTCTGGTAGAAACAAAGAAGAATCTACTCAGCCTAATACATGGGGAACTAACAACTATGCAGAATTTTACAGTAAAAATAATAATAAAAAATGTGTAATTATGGCAAGTGCTGGTACAGGAAACAGATCTTATCCTAGATTTTTAGCACACGCATTTAATACATACGATGACATTGACGAAGTTTTTATACAAAGTACATACTGGGGTAGATTCCCTATTGTTATTAATCCAGATCTAAATCCCACAGAAATATTTCCTGTAGATTTTTTCTTACAAAAAGATTCAAGTGACGAACTTGCTGATAGGTGGAGTATAGCATTGAGTGTAGATAACAAATATCTTGAACATTATCATAAACCTCAACCACAGGATTGGGAAATGTTTCCATACAATAGAGATACATTGCCTTGGGTATCTGAACCTGATACAAGACGTAGTTCTCATATGTATTTCCAAATGTGGCATTATCAAAATACACATTTAGAACAAGAAGATTATTTTAAAGATATTGCTATTTGTGATAGTATTTGTACTAATAACAATGTACCAATGTACGTTTGGAATATCAATAATAGATGTTTTATACCGAAAGAAACAGCTAATTACTATACAAAACTAAACAAAACAAAGTTTGCACAACAAAATGCTGAAACATTTTTTAATAAAAAGTTTGAAACATTAGACGGCGAACATTATACTGAAGAAGTACATAAACAAATTGCTGAACAGTATATACCAATGTTAAAGGAAGCACAATGAAAGATGATTATAACGGAATAGAAGAATATCATAATGTATTTGAAAAAGAATACTGTGATGAAATTATAAAACACTTCAATGTAATGGCACAAAGACAAGTTGTACGTCCTAATAACGGAGAAGCTAGTGCAGATGATAGAGTTGTATTTGATTGGGCACATACTCAAAATCAATATCACTATGATTTTGGATTATGTGATTATTTTTACAAAAAAATATTTGAAGTATACACTGAACAGTGTATGGAAAAATATCAAATGTTGAAACAAAGTGATCAACATAGTCCTAAAGGAATGAGTGTACAACGTACTCGCCCACACCAAGGGTATCATGCTTGGCATGCTGAAGCATCTGATCAAAGTAGTAGCACTAGAGTAGTAAATTATATGCTATACTTGAATGATGTAGAAGAAGGCGGTGAAACTGAATTTTTATATCAAGGTGTAAAATTAAAACCGGAAACAGGAAAAGTTGTAATCTTTCCTACAGCGTTTACATATCCACATAGAGGTAATCCTATTTACAAAGGCGAAAAATATATTATAACAGGTTGGTATACCTATGATAGATAAACATAAAATTGTAACAGCAGCTCCCACACTTCCAACACAATGCGTAATTGGTTTAGATAGAGACGGAGTGATTAATAGAGATTTAGGTACATATGTAAAGTCTGCAGATCAGTTTGAGCCTATTGAAGGTAGTTTAGAAGCAATAGCAAAATTACGTAGACTAGGGCATCGAATCGTAATACTAACTAATCAAGGTGGCATTGCAAAAGGTGTGCTTACAAACGAACAAGTTGAATCAGTACACGAACACATGCTAAACTTATTTGGTGAAGCAGGTTGTCCTAGTATTGAAGGCATATACTACAGTGAAAGTAGTTTAAAAAATGATATGTTTGCAAAGCCGAATGCAGGCATGTTCAAACGCTGTGCAAAAGAAATAAAAGGTGTGAAATGGTCTCGAGGATTTTACGTAGGTGATAAAATGAGTGATCTAAAGGCTGCTATGAAAGTTGGTGCTAGGCCTGTACTCGTAAGAACAGGCTATGGTCTAGAAACTGAAAAACAGCTAAATAAGTATACATACAAGGAAATTAAAAAGAAAACTTATGTATTTGACAGTTTAGCTGACTTTGCAGATCAGTTATAATAAATATATATGTAATTTTTATAGGAGAAATATATGCCATATGCAGTTAAAAAACCACACCCAAGTAAAGAGGGTGTAATGCTTTATCATACTTGGGATCCAGACGGAGATGGATACGAAGAAATTCGTAAATTTCCAGACGAAGCAAAAGCAAATGAATTTGCAGCTTTGCACTCAGGTGCGGTAGTAGAAACAATTGGTTATGAAATTGACCAAACAGACGACATGATAGCTGAAAGATATGCACAGTCGGTTGATCCAGCAAGACCAGAAGGTAGTGTTACTCTTACATCTAATAGTGAAGCAGATCATAAATTTGAACCTGGTGCAATTACAGCATTTACAGCTCACGGCATTTTAGGTTAAGGATTAATCTATGGTCTTACCTGTAGCTCCCGTATTCGATAGAGTTAGATTAGTACCACGCCCGAACGATTTTTTAAATAGAAACGTTGGCGCAAGTGGCGAGCTTTTCTACGAAAAAGAAACCAAAACTCTAAGAGTTTATAATGGACTTAGCCGAGGTGGCTTTGAAATAGTTAGCCAAGATAGGTTACGTGTTAACGCGGCGAATGCCGAAGTTGCTACAGTAAAATACAATGTTACAATTGGTACAGCAGGTGCCGGAAACAAATATATTTTTAATGGTGATGGAATACTACAACCAGAACTACAATTTGTTGTAGGATATACATATTTGTTTGATCAATCAGACCAAACAAATTTATACTTTCCAAATCCAGAAGGCGGCGCATTAAACCAACATCCCCTTAACTTTAGTGCAGACAACCTCAGTGGTGAGCTAGGTGGTGGCACAAGTTATCTAGAGGGAGTTGTTTATAAATTAGAAGGGCTTGAAGTTACACAAGCACAGTATTGGAATAACTTTTCACGTTCAGTAAAGCGTGAAGTACAGATTACTATAACATCTTCTACACCAACTACATTATATTATTGGTGCCAAAAACATTTAAATATGGGTGCCGCAATATTAATAGGAGCTCCAGGAGGCGGCGGAGCAAGTTTAGAAGTAGGTGATACAGCACCAGAGAATCCTAGTGCAGGAAGTATTTGGTATGACAGTACATCAGGATACTTATATGTATATGTAGAAGACGCTGATAGTAGTCAATGGGTACAGCCGGTTGCAGGAAATGTGTTCAGTGGCGATTATGAAGATTTAAGTAATAAGCCAACTATATTCGACGGCAACTATTCAAGTTTAGTTGGAGCACCTAGTTCAATTACCGATTTAGGAATAAGTGATGGTAGTGCAACACAAGTGCTTACTACAGACGGAGCAGGAAACTTTACATTTGAAGATGCAGCAGGTGGATCATCATATGATCAAAGTTTAAACACAACCGATACTGTAACTTTTGCAAGTATCAGTTCACCTACTTTTTTAAATAGCGGAACTGGTGTTACTAATCTAACAAGTGCAAGTACTTTAACATTACAAGCTGTAGACGCTGTAGTGGTAACAGGTGCTCCTTTTAGATTACCAAGTTTTACTACAACAGAAAAAAATGCATTAAGTGCTACAAACGGTGATATAATTTATGACAGTACTTTAAATAAAGCACAAGTATATGAAGGCGGTGCCTGGGCGAGCTTAGTATAATGAGTGAAAAAGAATACGTAGTAATTGTAAAAGCCGATGTTGATCTTGAAGCCTTTGATGCTGAAGTAGCAGCTGACACAGGTGCAGGCCAAATACCAAATCGTGCAGTAACAGTAGCAAATCCAAGAATTGGATCAAAGCGTATGACACATTGGATGCTTACAGATGCTGAAGCAGAAACTCTTGCACAAGACGACAGAGTAGTTGCTGTAGAGATTCCACCAGATCAAAGAACTGATATGGACATTGGATTGCATGCTCGACAAACATCAATATTTGAAAGACAATCCGGAAATAATTCAACTTGGGTAAACTGGGGATTACGTAGATGTGACGAAGCAACAAATACGTTTGCTGATGCAACTACATTATCAGGTGATCATCTTTACGCCTTAGACGGAACAGGTGTTGACTTTATTGTTCAAGATAGTGGCATACAAGCAGACCATCCAGAATTTGAAGATGCAGCAGGTGTAAGTAGAGTACAACAAATTGACTGGTTTGCAGGAAGCGGTATTGTTGGCGAAACACAAGACTCAAACTTTTACACAGACTACGATGGACATGGTACTCATTGTGCAGGAATATCAGTTGGAAAAACATTTGGTTGGGCAAAAAACGCAAGAATATATGCCCAAAAATTAGGTGGACTAGAAGGAACAGCAGATCCAAACAATGGTATTAGTATTACTAATGCATTTGATTGTATAAGAATTTGGCACAATAATAAATCAGGCGCTGATGCAGGCAGACCTACTGTTGTTAACATGAGTTGGGGATACGGGTTTTCAACAACAGCTGATCCAACAAGCGGAACATACAGAGGAACAGCCTGGACATATGGTGTTGATTATAGCACTCGATCAGAGCTAGAAACAGCAACAGGCGTAGGTATTAAAAGATTAAATAGTGGAACAACAACTAGGTTGTCAACAAGAAACGCAACAGTTGATGCAGAAATAGAAGATATGATTTCAGCAGGCATACACGTAGTAATTGCAGCTGGTAATAATTACAACAAAGTGGAAGCATTTGGCGGCACTGATTATGACAATGATGCATTGTTTGGAGCAACAACAGTTAACTATCATAGAGGTAGTTCGCCATATAGCACAAATGCATATATGGTAGCTAGTTTAGATAGTACTACACAAGATGACGGTGGTAGTGAAAAAGATAGAACAAGTATATTTTCAAGTAGAGGCCCAGGATGTAACATATGGGCACCGGGTTCGGATATTATGAGTGCTTGTAGCACACCATATAACGCAAGTAAATTTGCACCAATAACATATTTTGATGATGCGAGTTTTTATCAAATGAGTATAAGTGGAACATCAATGGCGGCTCCGCAAGTTGCAGGACTATTATGTTTACACTTAGAGTCAACCCCAACATTAACACCAGCACAATTAAAATCAAAAATTATAGCAGATTCAAAAGATGTTGTATATAATACAGGTGTAGATAACGACTATGATCAGGTAAGTACAAGTACTTTTGGGCAAGATGCAAAAATTTTATATAGTAGATATGCAAGTGCAAATGCATTATCTATAACAACGGAATAAAGGTAGTAACATGGCAATAAATTATCCAAATGATCCAAACTTAAATGATACTCATGTAGTAGGCGATGTTACATGGACTTGGAATGGCACAGCTTGGGAAATTGGCACAAGCGGCGCCGGCGCAGGCTCTTCAGCTTACACTGATGCAAGCGTTAACGCACACCTAAACACAAATACAGCTAGTACAGATCAATTGTTAAGCTGGGACGGTTCTGACTATGCATGGACAGATGCAGGAGCAGGTGGTAGCGGTGACGCTAACCAAAATGCATTTTCAACAATAGTTACAGACACTGGTGCAAATGTCGTTGCTGATACAACAACAGACTCATTCACGCTTGCAGGCGGAACTAATATAGAGTCAGTTGGAAACGCCGATGATGACAGTGTAACAATGAACTTACAAAGTTTTAGTATAGATTTCTTAAGTGATGTAGATACAACAACCTCTGCACCAGCAACAGGAAATGTTTTAAAATGGGATGGTGCAAAATGGGCACCTGGTGCGGATGCTACTACAGGCGGCGGCGGAACAGATGCAGATACGCTAGACGGATTTGATAGTGCATATTTTTTAGATTATACTAACTTTACAAATACTCCTAGTGTTCTTACATTAACAGGTCTAAGTGTAGGTCCTGCTAACACAGCTTCGGGTACTGGTGCTATAAGTTATGATAACACAACTGGTATATTTAAATATACACCACCAGATTTAAGTACATATCTTACAAGTGTTGCGTTTACCGATCTTACTGGTAAACCAACAACAATATCAGGATATGGTATCACTGATGCACTTGTATTAGGAACAACATCAACTACTGCTTTAGCAGGAGATACTACAATACCAGCTGATGTAAGCGACTTAACTGATACTACAAATTTATTAACTGGTGCAAGCTATACTGATGCTAGTGTTGACACACATCTTAACACAGGTACAGCAAGTAACAACGAAGTGCTTAGTTGGACAGGCACAGATTACGCTTGGGTAAGTAATGCAGGCGGCGGTGGCGGCGACGTCAACCAAAATGCATTTAGTACTATTGCTATTGGCGGTGAAGATAATGTAGTTGCAGACACTCCTACAGATACTTTTAACTTAATTGCAGGAACAGGCATAAGTCTTTCAACAAATGCTTCAACAGATAGTATAACTATTACAGCAGCATCATCAGTTGCATTTGGTGATTTAACAGATGCACCTTCAGGACTAACCCCTGCTAATTTTTATGAATCAGCAATTACAACATTTAGAGTTACAAACACTGGTTCTTCATCTTATGAATTTGACAGTCACTACAGTGGTTCGAATCCAACTATATTTGTTTTAAGTGGAACAACAGTAGCATTTGATTTAACAGCCATTGGTGGGCATCCTTTTGCTATTCAAGATAGTACAGGAACAAATTATAACACTGGTTTAGTTCATGTTGCAACTGATGGGACTGTTTCAACAGGATCTAATGCACAAGGTAAAAGTTCAGGAACATTGTATTGGAGAATACAAGAAACTTTAGGTAGTCCACCTAACTATAGATACCAGTGTTTATCACATATAAGTATGGTTGGTGCTATAACTATAAAAAGAATAAGTGCTATTTAAGAAAAACTTGTAGATTATATCTTAGTCTTTGCAATTCAACAACATTTTCTCTTAGTGTATGCGGATCTATGTTGCCGTCATGTTCAGATGCATGACCGTTATTAATTAACACAACATGACTTTTTAATTTTTGCAACATTTGTTGTGCTTGCTTTTTACTTTTATCTAATGTAATTTTTGAAATCTTTTGTTCAAAATCTGCAAGTTCGTTTTGAAATTTTTCGCTGTTGTTTAATGATAACATTAGTCTTCCTTTGGAGTAGGTCTTAGTTGGAAGAAATCTAAACTAGGATCTTTGTTACTAGTTTGGGTAATACTTCCGCCATCCATTATACTTTCTAAACCAACTGGCATACAAGGAGGTACATGAAATACACTACCTTCTTTTATTTCTTTTTCGTATAACATACCGTCAGCGGTATCTATCCAAGCAATTTTAAAATTGCCGCTGTTTACAAACCAAGATTTTTCAGTAGTTTTATGAAAGTGCATCGGCAAGCCGCTTCCGACATTTTCAAATACTAAAATTTTTGATACATAATTATCAGTTTTAGCCCAAGTTGCTTCGTATCCAAAACTACTTTTATCTACATTGTCGTTCATAATAAATCCATTACTTTAAATATTGTTTCTAATTTAGTTTGATTTACCTTGTTTGTCAAGGTATTTCTTAAGCCATTGTGTAACGGCTTTGGCCAACTTTTAAATGTAGTCCAAGCATATCCGTTATGTTCATTGTTTAACTTAGGAATAAATTCATCATCAACTACACATAGATATGTATGAAAATGAAACTTATCATCATTTGAAATAAACGTCTCTAATGGAATAGTTTTTTTAATTTCTATTTCACCGATCTCTTCAAAAATTTCTCTACGTAAACCTTCCCACGGAGTTTCAGCTTTTTCGTTAGTGCCACCTACTAGACCCCATACGTCTTTGGCTCTACCTTGTGTTCTATGTAATAATAAGAATCTTTTTGTTGATCTTGCATACACTAATGCGCCACTACAAATAATAGTTTTATTGTCCATACTAGTAGTTATTTTAATAAGCTAGGCGCCAGGTTCCGTTTTGGTATTCGCCGTCGTATGATAAGATCCAATCATCATTTTCGTACTTGTATTGTTTACCTGTGTTAAGATTAGTAGTATAAACAACAGTACTGTCATCAGTACTAGCATCAAATACAATATGCCAACTAGTACCGTCCCATTCAATAATGTCGTTAGCTGATGCTACAAACTCTGATCCGTCATTGTTCTTCCAAGCATCGGGACCGTCATATGCTGCATCTTCTACATTAGCACTATTGTTAATGTCTGCTAGTATTAGTATACGTGGATTTCCTGATTTTAACGATGTTGGATTTGTTTTATACGGATTAATAATATAATCTATTTTGTTTCTATCACCATTTGGACCATGCATGATTGTATCTGCTGGGAAGCTATCAGCGTCCCAAGAAATTGTTAACTCGTATTCATCTAAAGGATTTATAACTACAGTACCTACTAGTTCATTAGTTAGATCTGTGCGTCTTAATCGTAATTCAGTAACTCCATCTTGAAAGTTGAACGGCATATCTTTTGTATATCCTGTCCAAGTTTCTGCACCAACTACGCCTTTATTGATTAATTTAGCTGTTGTTCCAAGTACTAATATTCCGTAATTATCGTGTCCTGTTGTAACTAGCGAATCGACATCTGTTTTTAACATGCCTTCACTTAAAATTTGTTCTTCAATTTCACCTGTGCCAGCAACAGCAATTCTAGTTGTTACATCACTCTGTGGAACCGGTGCATCGTCATATGCTTGTGCAGTAGGTCTTGCAAGATCTAAATCAATAGTGCCTTTGGTTTCATTAAAAATACTTTGTACTACTTGTGTAATAACACCGAGACGCTTTACTTTAACAGGTGGACTAATATAAATTGGTGTATTAAATGTCATTGTTGCTACATCTATTTCGCTGTCAACTCCAACAGGTACTGTTCTACTACTAAAATTTAATTGTTCTAAATTAACTACACTTAAACTTGTCCAATCAATATAGTTGTCTGTGGTTTGTATTTCTAAACTAGGGTTAAACAACATTAGAATTTGTTCTAATATTTGTAATTTTTGATCTGTATTAGAACTCCAAATATCCACATTAACTGTAAGGATATATGGTGTAGGCATTAGTCTTTCAACTGTATAGTTTTTGCCTTCTTTGTTTAAGTACTCGTTGCCATTAGAATCATATGCCTGTTCGCGTATGTTAACTTTATTAATATAACTTGAATCAGCAAGTCTTGCTGTATCCATAGCTAAGGCTGTGATATAAACACTCATGCGTGGCGCACTAGGTATTTTATTTTCTGAATTTTCTCGTATTATGTTTGCAACTTGTCGTGTAAGATCGCCATACATAACCGGTATCTGTGTAAGATTTCCTTTGCCGTCTTTGTAACTAAAGTTACTCATAAGGCGTACCATTTGTGTTATGTAGCGTCTTATCTGTCCGTCATAAAAGTGTTGCATATCTTATTATCTTCCCCACTTTTCAATTCGTCTTAAATAATCTTCATTCCTAAAATAAAGACCCAGTCTTTTAAATTCACGATTTAATTGTTCTACATGAATTTTATCTATGCCTTTGTGTCTTTTAGCAGATAAAAAATATTCTGTCATTATTTCTTGACTTAGATGTTCGTCGTATTTTTCCATGTAGGCGTCCCACACTTGTTGCATTTGTTTTCTATTTCTTATTTTTTTCAATGCTCTAAGTATAAGGTGTTCATCAGTACCCCACCAGTCAGACCTTGTCCAATCACCTAGACCAAATAAATCTGGATGCATGCCTTTGTAAAATTCATCTACAAGGTCTTGTACCTCGCCAGCAGCTAATGGCTCGCCTTCTTCTCCATCTTCACCTTCTTTACCATCTTTGCCTTCAGAGTCAGAACCGCCTCCAGAACCTATTTCAACAATTCCAACAATAGTATCTACATTTTGGTTATCTTGTACATAGGCATCTATCTTTTTAGCTGCAGGAGTTCCTGCAATAGCACCAACTGCTTTTCCTGTTGTTGGGTCTATCAAAGCTCCAGCCATTTCCCCGTCATCTTTTACAGTTAATTCTTTTAATCTATCTTTATCAAAATAATTAGTACGTTGATCTCTTTTAAATTCTGTTTGAGCTTCATCAGCTAGCCATCGTTCATATTCATATATTCTAGTCTGTGCAAAATCAACTGTTCCAATAACTTTAAAGTCGTCTTTTGCAAGTTCTTCTTCGCCGTCTAACGTAGGTAATACATCTTCCAATGGTCTTTGTTCGCCGTTTTTATCTACTGTTGTTATAGATAATATTTTAAAAGGCTTAGGGATTTCTGGAGCATATTGTTCAATGTAGTCTTGCATTTTTTTGTATACAGCTTCTTTACCTTTTAGCAAAAGACTGTAAGGAACTTTATCTACTGAAAAAAGATCTTTTTGTGAATCTACTTTGATAACAAGTTTGAACAAATCAGCATCATCATAATCAAACATTTTCTTTGCTGTTTGTTCTACTATTTTTATATCTGCATATTTCATAATATCTCTCTAACTAAAATCCGGTAACTGTATTACATTAGGACTAGAGTCTGTATCGTCACCTGGTTTTTCTTTTTCTTTACGTTCTTTTTCTAAACGTTCTCTCTCTAAACGTTCTCTCTCTAAACGTTCTTGTTGTAAACGATCAGCTTCTTCTTTAGCTCTAGCAGCTTCTTCTTCAGCTTTCTTTTTAGCTAGTTCGTCGGCTTTACGTTGTGCTTCTTCGGCCTTGCGTAATTCTTCAGCTTCCTTTTCACGTTG